CCCAAAAAAAGCCCCGGGGGAATTTTTAGAAAAAGCGTTTTCACTTTCAACCATAAAGGAGGTTCCAGATGTCAGATGCTGTAATTGTCAAAGGAACTACAACTGATCAAACAGATGTTCCTGTTTCCGCAGATGGTAACAACCTTGTGGTTGTAGCTAATATTTCTTCTGGAGCGGGATCTTTGGTTGTTACGATCAAAGGACAAACGTCTTCAGGATATGAGTATACCCTGCTTACTTCTGAATCTTTGTCTGGAGTTGGTAGTACCCCCCTTCGTATTTTTCCGGGAGCGACTCCAAGTGAAAATGCTGTTGCTAATGACGTTGTTCCATCCACTGTTTTTATTAGTGTTGATGTAACAGGAACAATTACTTACGGCATCGACGCTTTCTCGGAGGACTGATATGGGGAACACCGGAACACAAGATGTATCAGAATCGGGATCAACGTCACGAGTAATTGAGCTATTTGCATCAGATCCAAATGGTGCAGATTTAACTATTGGTGATGGAAAAGTGTTTTGGGTTTGTCCGGAAACGTATAATAATCATACGATTTCTTCTTTCCATACTGCAGTAACGCAGTCGTCGTCTTCTGGTGTGCCCACCACTCAGTTTGCTAATGTTACTTTGGGTTTAGATATCCTTTCAACCAAAGCCACCATTGATGTTTCTGAAACTACTAGTTATACAGCTGCAGTTCAACCAGTAATAAATGAAAGTAATAACACAATAACGACCGGCGATCTTCTTAGAGTAGATGTTGATGTTGCTGGTACTGGAACTAAAGGACTTATTGCCCTTTTCACTCTAACCCCACCATAGAGGTTTTCTTGTGGCTACTAGAACAATCAGTAACGCAGGCGGAAACTGGAATTCTACTGGAACATGGGTTGAAGGAGCAGTTCCTACCGCGGCAGATGATGTTGTAGCTACAGGAACTTCTGGAGCAATTAACATTACTTCTACTGCGGCTTGTCGATCTATTAATCTTACAAATTATACAAACACATTTACTGCTGGGGCGTTTAACGTCACAGTTGGAACAACTACATTACCAGCAGATAATAAAATTATTTATTTTCCAGCAACTATGACTTATGTTCCTGCGGCCATTACTTTTACTATTATTAATAGTAATGCTACGTCAGGAACGTTAGATTTTGGATTAGCTTCCGCTTATACTCTGAGCGTAAACGGTAATTCAACATTAGCTAATCATTTAGTTTGTACTGTTTTTTCTCATGTTGGAAGAAATTTTGATACAGCTAACTTTAATATTACTTCTACTGTCACTTTTTCCTCTACAGGATCTACTGTAAGATCTTTGACTTTGGGAAGTTCTGTTATAACTGCTGGGTTCGTCACAGATACTGTTGTTACTCGAATTAATGGTATTTCTGGTAGTAATTGCACATTTAATGCAGGTACTAGTCGGATTGTGTTAAATGGCATTTGTGTTTTTTCAATGCTAAGTTTGACTTGGTATGATGTTGAGCTTCGTGGCCGAAATCAAACGGCGTCTTTGGGTTATTGTACTCAAATTTCATCGCCAGGAACTTGTCATAATCTTTCTTTTATTCCAACACTTAGTAGTTCTCGATATGATGATCGCCTTGGGTGGACTGGAACTTTAACTGTCACAAACAATTTTACAGCCACCGGTTCAGGTCCTTATAGCAGAGCAATTGTACATTATTCAACAGCTCAAATAGAAGTTGCTAATTATATTTTTGGATTAGGAACCGCCACACTTTCTCTTGGTGGTAGCGGGACTGCTTCTTTAAATGGTGCAGATTTTATTGATATTTCTGTTACTGGAACAAATACCCCAATTGGCGGTATTAGAATTGGAGATTGGGGCGGTAACAGCGGAATTACATTTGACGCTCCTTTGAACCGATATTGGGTTGGAGATTCTGGTGCTTGGGCAGATGTGGCGCATTGGTCCCTTACTTCTGGCGGTTCGGGTGGCGCAGATATTCCTCTCCCACAAGATACCGCAATAGTTGATTCTGGATCGGGATTTCCGGTTTATGTGGGAATCAGAAATATTTATACGAATGTTGTGTGGGCTGGATGTGCTTTTGTAGCAACACAAACGACCACCACAGATTTACGGTTTAAATTGCAACATGGACGTTTGATGCTAGCTAATAATATAGATTTTAATTCTAGAGCTACTTTTGAGGGCGATTCAAACAATCGAATTTCATTGATTCCAAGAGGAACTCAAACAATAAATCATCCATCAGCTATGTTAAGAATTACTCCTACCTATTTTTATGGTCCAGGAATCGTAAAACTATTAAGTGATTTCAATAATCTTGGTGGAATGGTTTTGGGTACTGGGTCAATTGATATTAACGGTTTTATTTTAGGATGCACTTCTTTTTCCTTGGGTGCCGCGGCAGCAACCAGAACCATTGATTTTACTAACGGCGGAAAAATTCGTGTTGATAGCGGAGCGGCAAACTTTACTGGAACTGGTTTTTCGTTTGTTGTTCCTGCTAATGGGGTATTAGAAATGGTTGGTGGAGCTTCATCGACTATTACCACGGCAGGTCTTACAATGCCCGGGTTATCGTCTGGAAAAACTGGCGCGTTTGTAACCACTCTCGCAGATACATACCTTTCTTCTGGTGGATTTTCTCATACAAGTGGTAGCGTTAATTTCAATGGTCAAACCTGCGTATTTACTTCGTTTGTTTCTTCTGGATCGTCTCGCACATTACTTCTTGGCGCATCCAATATTACAGTAAATGGTGATTTTACATTTACAGGTAATGGATTAGTTTTTACTCCTGACACGTCTACAATCACTGTAAATGCTACAACAGTAGATACAATTGTAAATCTTAAAGGAGCAGCATTCAATATTCTTTTATTGAAGACTGCATCAGGAAGTGGAAGTATAACCGTTCTTGCTGACAGCGTTCTTCAATGTTCTACTTTAACGCTGTCTTCATCAACCACCGGAACCAAAAATAAAATTATTTTACCTAAAGAGTTAACTGTTACCGGAACTTTAACTGTTACTGGCAACGGACAAACTCTTCATGTTTATGGTCCAAACTTTGGTGGAAGAACTGTCTTAACTGCTGCCGTAACTGTTCTTGATAACGTTGAGTTTATGAATGTAATCAAATCCGGGGCGGCTGCCTGGACTGGTACAAACGTTACAACCTTACAAGATACTGCTTGGATGAATCATTCTGTCACTAGTTAAGGAGGGTCAAAGTGGCCACGCTGAATATTTTCAAACGCCGAACCAACACAATCCGTTTTCGTTTGGGGGCTGATTATTCAGCAGATACTCTTTCGAGTGACATTCGGGTTAGCAAAGATGATGAATCAGAATTAATTGTTTCTTGGACAATTATTCCAGAACCGGCAACAGATCCCGAAGATGGAATTTATTTATTTTCTATTGATGATGCACTTCTTCCAAGTGACATTGTTGATAAAGGTTGGATGGATATCAAACGAGTTAGTGGTGGAGAGCCCGTTCCCGGTCCATTTGACAAGCCGCTTCAAGTTAAATTTGTGGAGGTCGTGACAGAATGAGTGATATCGAAGTCACGTTTACTGAACAAGTTATTGAAGTTCAAACGGTTGTCCAAGAAGTTGTGGTTAATCCAGCCACTGGATCAGTTGTTGTTATTCAAGGCGGCGGCCCAAGAGGAATTCCTGGTGTAGATGGTTCTGATGGAGTTGACGGTGTTGATGGAACTGATGGCGCATCAGCTTATGAAATTGCATTAGTCAATGGATTTGTTGGTACCGAGGAAGAATGGTTAACTTCTTTAGTAGGCTCTGATGGCGTTGACGGAACTGATGGCATTGACGGAACTGATGGCATCGACGGAACTAACGGCGTCGGCGTTCCGATTGGTGGTTCCACCAATCAAGTATTAGCAAAAAATTCTGGAACAAATTATGATACAGAATGGGTAGATCCAACTGCGGGAACGGGCGTTGTTGAAACCATTGTCGCCGGCGACAATATTGATGTAGATTCAACAGATCCTGCAAATCCAATCGTATCATCTACCGGAGGAAGTGGAATTCCCAATGGTGGATTAACACAACAAGTATTATCTAAATTAAGTGCTTCTGATGGAGATGCGGATTGGGTTTCTATTGGTCTTGGAGCAGCAATAACGAGTGATTCAAATACGACTTTATCTCAAATTATTACGGGCCAAGCCGAAACCGTTGTAGCACAAATTTCTGGTCCAGCACAGTCATCGGGTGGCGCTCTATTAATAACTGAATTAAAATTGTCGGCGCATGATCCTGGGAACGCTAAGCAAGCGATTGTTAGATTGCGCAGAGGTAACACAACTTCTGGAACAATTTTATTTAGTGAAACTTTTGGACCGGCTGCTCCTTTTGGATCTGATTCTACGGCAGGTAACGTTGTTACTTTTTCTAATTTATATATGGATGGTGCTTATACAAACGGAGAATATTGTATAACGGTTCAATTAGTGTCTGGTACTTCTGGAACTGCCACGTGGAGCGCGGGGCATATTCTATCGACACTGGCTGCTGAACCATATGATTATGCGAATCCTCCAACCGTTGATGATGCATCTGTTTGGCCAATTGATTCTGATAATGAAGAATTTAGCGAAAATGGCGTTATAACTTTACCTTCTGGTTGGTCGTGGTTAAATCAAGGATCTAGTACATATCTTGAGAGATTTGGGGCGGGGGTTATTAATTTAGCTGCCGGATCAAATACATATGATTGGCGAGGATTAGTAAAAAATTATACTTGGGTAAATGGTGATATTGTTACCGCTAAATTATCAAGTACTAGAACTGATACCGAATCGAATCATAGATATGGTGCTTGTTTAATTCTTCCAAATTCTTCTGGAGGATTTTATTCTTGTGCGCTTTATTATTCAGATATTAATTTAAGTTTAGGAACGGTTTATTTAGATAGATGGACAAATCCAACAACGCTTCATTCATCATTAGTTGGTCCTCTTGCTGTTAATTTAGCAACAAATATTTATTGGAGAGTAACGAGAACTACTTCTACTTCTTGGATTATTGAATATTCGTCTGATGGAGTTACTTGGGTTATTATCACATCAAATGCAGATCTTTCTTCTGTCAATCCTAATCAAATTGGATTTGCTGCCATGCGAAGTTCTACGTCGTCTACTTATGTTCAACTTGCATGTCATTGGATTAGATTTGAATAGAAAGGAGTGAGTTATGGGTAATACTCGTCGTCAAACATCGGTCCGACGTCGTGTGATGCCGGCAACAACTCCTGAAGAGCTTGAAGATCGAATGATCATGAAGGCAATGCGGGTTGCAGAAGAGCAAATGGATTCTGGAACTGCTTCGTCGCAGGTAATTACTCATTATTTAAAACTTGGGTCTTCTAGAGAACGGCTTGAGCAAGAGCGATTGGCTAATGAAAATATCGTTCTTAAAGCACGTGCTGAACAACTAGAATCTCAACGTCATGTTGAAGAGCTTATTGGTGAAGCACTTGAAGCAATGAGAACATATACTGGGTATATTCCTGTCGAAGAGGGTGGATATGAGGATTAAGAGACGATATTCTGAACTGCGTCGAATTAATACGTTCGAAGAGCGGTTTGAATATTTGTCTCTTTCTGGAAGCGTTGGCGCAGATACTTTTGGTTTTGATAGATGGATCAATCAAGAATTTTATAGATCACGAGAATGGAAACAAGCTCGTCGAGAAACGATTCTTCGAGACCAGGGTTGTGATTTAGGTGTTGAAGGGTATGAAATATTTGATGGGGTTCTTATTCATCATATTAATCCTATGCTTCCCGAAGATATTGAGTCTGGAGAAGATTGGATTCTTGATCCAGAATATTTGATTACAACCACGTCTATAACACATAACGCTATTCATTATGGAGATAGTTCTTCTTTAAGAAAACCATATGTAGAGCGTTCCGTCGGCGATACTCGCCTTTGGTAAAAATCGAAAGGAGGGGGTTGAAATGGCCGACCAAGAAAGCATCTTGCTGACTGTGAAGAAAGTTTTAGGTGTTTCTGCAGATTATACAGATTTTGATTGGGACATCATTACACACATTAACAGCGCGTTCGGAGTTCTAACTCAACTAGGAGTTGGACCAACCGAAGGATTCTTCATCGAAGACGAAGACGCGGAGTGGGACGATTTTACTTCAGAAATCTCATTCAAAATGGTTCGATCTTATATTTTTCTGAAAGTAAAGATGCTTTTCGATCCCCCACAAGCAGGTTTTCATATTGAAGCTATGAATACTCAAATTGAAGAGTGGGAATGGCGAATTAGTCATCAGCGCGAATGGAATCTTAACCCAACTGATCCGATGGAGGAGGCAATTTAGTGGAAGAAAAAAATGATCTTGTCTCTTTCTTAGAGCATCATGGAGTTAAAGGTCAAAAGTGGGGTGTTCGTAACTCTCGTCGAAACCCCGGAACAAAAGGTCCAATTCTTCCTAGTGGGCGTCGTGCACGAAAGTTCGATACCAACCAACTCAATAATAAAGAGTTGAAAAAGGTTATCGATCGAATGAATATGGAGAAGCAGTACGCTGAACTCAACGCCAAAACAAAGACCGAGGGACGTGTATTTACAAAACAGCTTTTTACAGGAATCGTAACTGCGGGCGTTTCTGCTGCTGGCGCAGCTTTAGCTAAGCATTTTATTAATCAAATGATGAACAAAGCGCCTGGTCCAAAAAAATAATTAAAAAGGGGGTTATATGACTCTACCATCCTTAGCGAATCATGTAACCCCAAAATATTATGAGGAATATCGAAGTCGAGTTCTAAACGGAGAAATTCCTGTCAATCGTGAAATCTCTATGGAGATGAATCGAATTGATGCTTTGATTAATAACCCTAATGTTTATTATGATGAGGGTGCTGTTGAAGGATTTATAAAGTATTGTGAGAATGAGTTAACTCTTACTGACGGTACTGATCTTCATATGTTAGACATCTTTAAAGTTTGGGCAGAACAGATATTTGGTTGGTATCACTTTGAATCACGAAGCGTTTTTGTTCCAGGAAAAGATGGAGTTCCTGGACGATATGTTGAACGTACTATACGGAAGCGTTTAACAACTAAACAATATTTGATCGTTGCCCGAGGTGCGGCAAAATCGATGTATGCTATGATGCTTCAAGCATATTTTTTGAATGTAGATACCGCCACAACTCATCAAATAACAACCGCGCCAACAATGAAACAAGCAGAAGAAGTAATGTCTCCGTTTCGAACGGCCATTACTCGTTCTCGAGGACCACTGTTTAAGTTTTTAACACACGGGTCACTTCAAAATACAACGGGTTCCAGATTTGAACGACAAAAGCTTGCTTCAACAAAAAAGGGTGTTGAAAATTTTTTAACGGGTTCTCTTCTTGAAGTTCGACCAATGTCAATTAATAAACTTCAGGGATTAAGACCTAAAGTTTCAACAATTGATGAATGGTTGTCCGGAGACATTCGAGAAGACGTCGTCGGCGCGGTTGAACAGGGCGCTTCTAAGTTAGATGATTGGCTTATTGTAGCTATTAGTTCTGAGGGAACTGTTCGAAATGGTTCTGGTGATACAATCAAACTTGAATTGGCATCTATACTTCGAGGAGAGTATCAAGCTCCTCATATTTCTATCTGGCATTATAAGCTTGATGAGATTGAAGAAGTTGCTAATCCTGAGATGTGGGTTAAAGCCAATCCAAATTTGGGTTTAACAGTCACATATGAGACATATCATTTAGATGTCGAACGAGCCGAGAAAGCTCCCGCGGTAAGAAATGATATTCTTGCCAAACGGTTTGGCATTCCGATGGAGGGGTTTACTTATTATTTCACATATGAAGAAACCATTCCGCATAGAAAAGAAGATTTCTGGCAAATGCCCTGTGCGTTAGGTGCAGACCTTTCACAAGGCGATGACTTCACCGCGTTCACTTTTCTTTTTCCACTGAATGACGGTTCTTTTGGTGTAAAAACACGAAGTTACATAACTTCTCGTACTTTAATGCGTCTTCCTGGTGCAATGCGAGTTAAATATGAAGAGTTTCTATCCGAACAATCTCTACATGTACTTGATGGAAACATTTTAGACATGATGGAGGTTTATGATGACCTTGATGAGTTTATTCTTCGATCAGAATATGACGTTCGTTGCCTTGGATATGACCCCTATAATGCCAAAGAGTTTATTACTCGATGGGAAGCTGAGAACGGGCCATTTGGTATCGAAAAAGTTATTCAGGGTTCTAGAACCGAATCTGTTCCTCTTGGAGAATTAAAGATTCTGAGCGGGGCACGTCTTCTTCGATTTGATCAGGGTCTAATGTCCTTCGCTATGGGAAATGCAATCACTATGGAGGATACCAACGGAAACAGAAAACTGTTGAAGAAACGTAGTGAAGAGAAAATTGATAATGTCGCTGCATTGATGGATGCATGGGTAGCATATAAACTTAACAAAGACGCTTTCGAGTAAGTCTTTTCTGAAAGGATGTCAGATGGAAAACAGTCCTATTAAGCAGGCAGTCGTTACAGAGTCGGGGTCTTTAGATCCTAATCGTGCTACTGAACGATTGGCGCTTTTTGATTCCGATGGCTCTCCGTTCAATTCAACGGGTCTAGATGCTGTTACTACTGGATCAGCGATTGGCACTACAGCTAAAACGACCACTGCTGATGAGCCAGAAGCTAATTCATTGGTTGCTATCGTTTTTACAAATGGGAATTCTGCTGAGACGCCCACCATTAATTTCAATGGTGCTGGTGCTAGGGCCATCAAGCTCGGTGGTACGGCTTCCGCGGCGGCTAAGTTAACTCTTGCTGCTGGTGGAGTTGCTCTTTTTTGGTTTGATGGAACGGTTCTTAACCAGATTGGCGTTTATAGCTGATAGTCAAAATGGGAGTTCTCTGTAAGTTATAGTCATAAATGCTGATGTTTGGAGGAGGTGAAACGACTTGCCAAATTTGAAACGTACGGTCAAGCGCGTCAAGAATGCCTTCCGTTTCTATGATACAACTCGTGAGCAATATACTCAATCGATAGGAACAAGTTCATACTCAATGCTCGATGGTTATCGAGCTAAGTATGGAAACGAACGGACTATTGTTTCGTCGATTTATATGCGAATCGCAATCGATGTTGCTGGCATTCCGATGCGGCATGTAAAATTAGATGATCAAGGTCGATATCTTCATGATATTGATAGCCCGCTCAATGATTGCTTCACTCTCGAACCAAACATCGATCAAGGACCTCGGGCATTTCGTCAAAACATTGCAGGAAGTTTATTCGACGAAGGTTGTGTTGCTATTGTTCCAGTAAATACTACTATTGATGATATGACTGAAGAAGTTGTTAGTATTAACGATATGCGTTTAGGGACTATTCTTCAGTGGTATCCCCGGCACGTTAGAATTCGTCTTTATAACGAATCTATTGGGGATCATCAAGAAATTATTATTGAGAAACAAAAAGCCGCAATCGTTCAAAACCCCTTGTATGCTGTTATGAATGCTCCGAATTCAACTCTACAAAGACTTGTTCGTAAATTGAGCATGCTTGATAGCGTTGATGAGGCAACAAGTTCTGGTAAATTAGACCTTATCATTCAGTTACCATACGTTATTAAGTCTGATGCTCGTCGTCGTCAAGCGGAAAGTCGTCGAGAGGATATTGAGTTTCAGCTTAAGCAAGGTAAGTATGGAATTGCATATACTGATGGAACTGAAAAGATTACTCAACTCAATCGTCCTGCTGAAAATAATTTACTTAAACAAATTGAATACTTAACTGAATTATTATATTCTCAGTTGGGTATTACAAAATCGGTTATGGATGGAACTGCTGACGAAGCAACCATGATTAATTATTACAACCGAACGGTTGAACCAATTTTAGATGCTATTCGGGAAGCTGAACATCGATCTTTTATTGGTAAAAAAGGAACTAATAATAAAGAGAAGATTGAATATTTCAATCAACCATTTAAGTTAGTTCCAGTTTCAAATCTGGCCGAAGTTGCTGATAAATTTACTCGTAATGAAATTCTTACTAGTAATGAGTTTAGAGGAATTCTCGGTCTTCCGCCTCATCCTGATCCAAAAGCCGATCAATTAGTAAATAGTAATATGCCCCAGCCAGTTCAAAATGTAGATCAACCGTCAGGTCCTACTTTTGATGAAATTGATGGCATTATGAATGAAGTATTTGCTGGTTTAACATCCGACATCGAAGAACTGTCTAAGGGGGCAGGTGATGGAGGAGGCTAAGGCATTAATTCATTCTGTATTATCTCATGAGTATAATCCTGCCACATATGACCCATTAAAAGCTCATGAGTATTACCTTAGAACTCGAGAATTAAAAGGTCGAGATCCGTCCGGATTAGGAAAAAAGAATAAAAAGGATTGGACTAAGGTTCGAACTGCTATTGCAGCAGACAAAGCTAACGAGTCAAAAGATCTAGCAGCTAAAAAGACTGCTGAACTTACTAAATTGCGAGAGACAGTGCAAGCTAAGAGGTCTGAAATTAGAGCAGCTATAAAACAAGCTCTTGACGACATCAAAGCAAACACTAAAGCGAGTTTGGAGAAAGTTGCTCAAAGTAAAGCTGATCAACTTGCTGATATCGCTTCTAAGAGACAAGAAGATTTAGAAAAAGCGCAAGCTAAAACTCAATCTCAACTTGATGCTCTTGGCTCTTTACCTCTAAAAGCAACTCGAGCACAAAAAGCAGCGTATTCATCAAACGTTGCTCGAATCAAAGGTGAGGGCAAAGCAGAAACAGCAAAAATTATTAATGAATCTAGAACCAATGAGAAACAGGTTCGAGAAGGTTCATCAGAAGTTAGAAAAATGATCTCCGAACAACGCACTCAGCAGTCACAAGCAGTTCGAGAAGATGCTGCAAACAAGATGACTTCTGACTTGAAAGAAACTGTAAAATCGGCGCAGGTAAAATACGACATGCTAAAGAAGCAGTTAACTGCAAAGTATGAGTCGATTTATCAACAGCAGTTTGACGTGATCAAGACCGGTAAAACTTCCCGAAAGGACAGACAAAATGGGACCTGACTTTAGTGGTTGGGCGACTAAGGCGAATGTTAAATGTTCAGATGGTCTGACCATCATGCCTCACGCCTTCCAACGCCAAAATAAGATGCGAGTTCCTTTGGTGTGGCAGCATGGACACGATGACCCAGAGAATGTTCTTGGGCATGCTATTCTTGAAGACCGTGCCGAAGGCGTTTATGCACATTGTTATTTTAATGATTCTGCGAAGGCAGTGGTTGCAAAGGGCTTGGTTCAGCACCAGGATGTCAATTCCCTTTCGATTTGGGCTAATCAGCTGATTAAGCGGGCGGGAAGCGTTCTTCATGGAGCAATCCGTGAGGTCAGTCTTGTTCTTGCGGGCGCTAACCCTGGCGCGTTGATTGAGACTGTGGCTATTGCTCATTCTGACGGATTCGATGAGGATTTGGAAGATGAGTTGATTTTTAAGTTCAATGAAGTTGTTGAGCTTGTTCATTCGGATGACGCGACAGAGATTGTCACGGCTGATGAAACACAGGCAGAGGATGATGTTTCCCACGCGGTTGTCGTCTCTGATCCTAACCTGGGTGACCTCGTTGAAAATGAGGACATCTATAACTCTATGACTGCTGAGCAACAGGGTCTTTTAGAGTTTCTCGTTGGCGCTGCTATTGAGGCGACGTCGTCTGCTGCTCATTCGGATATGCAGGAAACTGAAGACAACGCCAATATCGGCACTAAAGACACCCAGGATGCCATTACCGGCAAGGAAGGAAACGACACGATGTCCCACAGCAATGTGTTTGAGACCAAAGACGAGACGAAGGCTCCGTACCGACTCTCGCACACCGACATTGAGGCAATTCTCAATGATGCCAAGAACAGCCCGAATGGGTTGCTCAGTCATGCCGTCAATCGCTTCGCGGAGGAGCATCTCGAGCATGGCATCGAGGACATCGAGGTTCTGTTCCCGGACGCCAAGGCGATCGATGACGTTCCCGAGTTCCGCAAGCGTCGTACCGAATGGGTTGACGTCGTTCTTACCGGCGTTCGAAAGAGCCCTTTCGCGAATATCAAGACCATCTGGGCTGACCTGACCTTTGACGAGGCTCGTGCTAAGGGTTATGTCAAGGGTAATATGAAGAAGGAAGAGTTCTTCAAAGTTGCCAAGCGTGTTACCTCCCCCACCACGATCTATAAGAAGCAGAAGCTTGATCGTGATGATATGCTGGATATCACTGATTTCAATGTGGTTCTCTGGCTCAAGGGTGAAATGCGCATCATGCTGGACGAGGAAATCGCTCGTAGTATTCTCATGGGCGATGGTCGTGCAGCAGACGATGAGGACAAGATCGACGAGGAGAAGCTTCGTCCGATTGCGACCGACTCGGTTGTCTATACGACGACGGTTAATGTCAATATCGATGACGCCAGCTCTTCGATGCAGGAAGTCATTGATAAGCTGATTTTGAATCGTCAGCACCTCCGCGGCACCGGCCTTCCGACGCTGTTTACGACGGAGACGTATATTTCCAGGCTCATGCTTCTTAAAGATACCACGGGTCGCGATCTCTATCGTTCTCTCGAGGAGATCTCTACGAAGCTTCGTGTCAGCCGTATTGTTCCGGTTGAGGCTCTTGAAGAGTATTCGGATATCGTTGCGATTCTTGTCAACCCGATCGACTATGTTGTCGGTGCAAACAAGGGCGGAGAGGTTACGACGTTCGAGGACTTCGACATCGATTACAACCAGCATAAGTACCTGATCGAGACCCGGATTTCTGGTGCTCTCGTGAAGCTCAAGGCTGCGCTTGTTCTGAATCGAGTTGAGGGCGATGTTACCCTTGTCACGCCTAATGAGCCGACGTTCGTTTCGTCTACTGGTGTGGTTACCATTGTTGCTACTACGGGTATCGTTTACAAGGATGAGGATGGTTCTACTCTGAGCGCCGGTGCTCAGGCTGCTCTGGACCCGGGTGAGAGCCTTGAGGTCTACGCTCATCCGTCAAGCTCCTCTTATGCCCTGGAAGACAGTGAGCATGCTTACTGGAAGTTCACCCGGCCCGAGGCCTGATTGAAATAGGAGATTTGTATGAACCGGTTTTCTGGTAAAGTCGGTTACGGCGAATCTCAAGAAGTTCCAACTGATTCTGGTGTGTGGAAGAATGTAGTTATCGAGCGACAATATTATGGGGATATTGTTCCCATTAGTAAGCAAAATGACAGTTCTGACCAAGCTAATGATAATATTTCAGTTGGGCATTCGATCAGTATCGTTGCGGATGAATATGCACAAAATAATTTCATGAATATTTTGTATGTTATGTGGGGTGGAAAACCTTGGCGAGTTGCTAAAGTTCAAGTTCTTCACCCGCGCCTTATCCTTCGTGTAGATAGAATTTATAATGGAGACACGATTTAAATGGGGACAAGACTAGAATTACATACAATACTAAAAACTTTGGGGGCTCAGAAAGTATATTTTCAGCCCCCACCGGATTCAGTTATGGAATATCCGTGCATTCGGTATCATCGCAATGACGTCGATACCTCTTTCGCCGACAACCTCCCGTATCGCCGTAAGAAGCGATATCTGGTGACGGTCATTGACACAGATCCAGACAGTCCAATTCCAGACCGCGTTGGAGCGCTCGAGGCATGCACCTTTGAGCAATTCTACGCGGTTGACAACCTCAACCATGATGTCTTCCAACTGTTCTTCTAAGGAGAAGAAATGACTGCTCTTGCATGGGACGAGACGGGTGAACACTTTTTCGAAACTGGTGTTGACCACGGAGTCCTCTACCTGATTACTGCTGGCCTGTATGATACGGGCTTCGCATGGAACGGTCTTACTGGCGTTACCGAGACTCCCTCGGGCGCTGAGCCGACTGCTCTTTATGCGGATAACATCAAATATCTTAACTTGATCTCACTCGAAGAGTTTGGCGGCACGATTACCGCTTATACTTATCCGGATGAGTTCAGTCTTTGCGATGGAACTGCCATTCCATCTCCTGGCGTCACTGTTGGTCAACAGGCTCGTCGTAGTTTTGGGCTTAGCTATCGTACCCGAATCGGAAACGACGAGGTCGGCGATCAGCTTGGTTATAAATTGCATCTTGCTTATGGCGCAACCGCGAAGCCGTCGGAAAAGGCATATACGACGGTTAACGATTCGCCTGCTGGCGTTGAATTTAGTTGGGAATTCTCAACGGTTCCCGTTCCTGTTACGGATCTTCGAAACACTTCTCTTATTACTGTGGATTCTCGAACCGTTGATCCGGCCGCGTTAGCTTCACTTGAAGAAATTCTTTATGGCAATGTTAGCACGGAGCCCCGTCTTCCTGAGCCAGATGAGGTTCTTGCCCTTCTGGCTGGTGATCCTACGGCGTCTAACGTTGCTGTAACTGGTGATGTTGATTCGATTGATATCACTGGGACGACTGCTAATGTTCTGTTCACTGTCGCCGCTTGGGATGGGGATAGCTTTAATGTGGTTGTTGGTGGAAACGAGGTTAACGAGGTGGCTGCTGAAGCACTTGTGCTTGCTAATGGCGTGCACCGAATTACCCTGTCTCCTGCTGCCGGTTTCTATATTCCCACGGCACAGAATGATGTGTTTATCGTCACTGTGACGTGATAAAATTTTGATGGGAGACCAGAGAATGCTTAGTATTATCATTCCCGGAATGGATTTCTACAATGATGGAACTAATGAGTTCATTACTTATGAACCGATCACTGTAGAATTAGAGCATTCTCTGGTCTCGCTGTCAAAATGGGAGTCTAAGTTTGGAAAACCCTTTCTTCTTGATGATGACAAAAGTCAAGAAGAAATAAAAGGTTACATAGAAGCTATGATAACCTCGAACAATTTCTCTTCAGATATATTCGATAGAATGACACAAGAAAATTATGATGCAATCAATGACTATATCAAGTCTCCTCAATCCGCGACGACTTTTTCAGATGTTGGCGCGAGTAGGAGAGGATTTAAAGAAATCATCACATCAGAAGTAATTTATTATTGGATGGTTGCTGCTAATATTCCTCTTGATTGTGAAACCTGGCATCTTAACAGACTCTTTTCTCTTATTCGAATTTATAGCGCAAAGAATTCAAAAGAGAAAAAGATGTCGCCTAGAGACGCTGCTGCTCGTCAAAGGCAACTTAACGAAGAGCGTAAGGCGAAACTAGGAACTACTGGATAGGAGATAGCCAATGACAAAGATTGCTTGGGATTTGGTTGGGTCTAAAAGATTTGAAATTGGTGTAGATCGGGGAGTATTATATACGCCTTATGATACAGTTCCCATTGGTGTTCTTGATGAGTACCCCAAGGGATTTGCTTGGAATGGATTAAAAAGCGTTGAGAGTAGGCAAGAAGGAACCGCAACGACTTCGATTCATTATGATGGCGTAAAAACATATGATGTTGTTTATCCTGGAGATTTTTCTGCTTCTCTTACCGCCTATACATATCCTGATGAGTTTGTTCCTTTCGATGGTTTGGTTGAAGTTGTCGAAGGATTCTTTGTTGACAATCAACCACGAGAAACTTTTGGTCTTAGCTTTAGAACATTAAATGGAAACGATGTATCTGGTATTGAATATGGATACAAACTTCACATTTTATATAATTTGGCTGCCGTTTCTGATGGAATTGCCACTAATACGGTTGAGAGTAATGTATCGCCAATTGAATTTAAATGGACTTTAACTACTACTCCCGTTGAAATTCGTGGACATCGACCATCTGCGCATTTAGTTTTAGATTCTAACAAAGTTGATTCAGATAAACTTTTAATTATTGAAGATCTTTTGTATGGAACTGAAGATTTAGATGCTCGTCTTCCATCTATGAATGACGTTCTTTCTATCTTAGTTTTGGACGTTATTGATAATGAAGATGGAACATGGAGTGCAACTGCTCCTGATGAGATTCTATCTGTTTCATCAACGGGGTCATTTACGCTTATTGCCGCGGCTGCTAGCTATATTGATGCTTACAGCTATGAGATTCCTGTCTAGGAGCCGATATGCCTTCTGTTACTGGTTACACCACTGAAGCGATTGATGATATGTTTGACGGTGTAAACAATATTCTTTTTAACCGCCAAACAACCAACTATACACTAATTTCATCAGATGCTCGTAAATACATCGAAATGGACATTGCTGGAGCCAACGACCTTACTGTTCCACCAAACGTGGACGTTCCTATTGTGGTTGGAACTTGGATTACCGTAGTTCAACGAGGCGCGGGGTTAACAACGATCGTTCCCGGATCTGGTGTTACTATTCATTCTCTTTTAGGACTTGACTCGGCCGGTCAGTATTCCGAAATTCGACTTCTTAAAGTGGCCACAAACGAATGGTACGCTTTTGGAGATCTAACTACTTGACTATGAAAGGAATCGTCGATGCTTAGTGTTTCGTCTAGCGGTTCCTTTAAGAAATTAGAGAAGTATTTAGATAAAGGTCAAAATGGGAGTTTACCATCAATTTTTGATCGTTATGGTAAACAAGGAGTTATAGCTTTATCTTCTGGAACACCATTGGAAAGTGGAGAAACTGCTAGTTCTTGGGGTTATCAGATTCGTAAAGGAAAAAGTCGTACAACTCTTGTATGGACAAACGATCACGTAGAAAATCAAATTAATATTGCCATCATTTTACAGTATGGGCATGGAACTAGAACTGGAGGTTGGGTTGAAGGAAGAGACTATATCAACCCAGCAATGCGTCCGGTATTTGACGAAATGGCTCAAAGAATCTGGGAAGAGGTGACAAAGAATGGCTAATAGTATAGAGAATAAGGTCGTCTCTCTGAAGTTCGATAATGACGACTTCATGAAGAAACTTGGGCCGACTCTTGCTGGAATTGATGCGCTTAAAAAAAGTCTTGATTTTAAAGATGCGGGAAACAATCTTAATCAACTTAAAGCTGCGGGAAAAGATTTTAATCTTGGCGGAATTGGCGAAGCAGTTGATGATACGTCCAACAAGTTTAGTATTTTAGCCGGAGCAGCTTCTGTAGCTTTGGGAAGCATTGCCGCTACCGCGATTTCTACTGGAGCAGCGTTTGTAAAATCCTTTGCGTTTGGTCCTATTTTTCAAGGTTTTGCTGAATTCGAAACAAACGCTAATTCCATTCAAACCATCTTGGCTAATACGGCCGATAAAGGCACAACACTAGATGATGTTACTAAATCGCTTGATGTTTTGAATGGTTACGCTGACAAGACAATTTTCAACTTTGGTGAAATGACCAAAGGCGTTGGTCTCTTCACGGCAAATAACGTTGATCTTCAAACTTCTGTCGATGCCGTTAAGGGTATTTCGAATCTTATTGCTATGACCGGCGGAAATACAGAACAAGCTAAGGGCGCTTTTATTCAGTTGTCCCAAGCCATTTCTAGAGGTTCGGTTCAAGCCCAAGATTGGATGTCAGTAATGACGGCCGGTTTTGGTGGGCCTCTTCAGAAATTGTTGTTTGAATCTGCGAAAGCTTTAGGCACACTCCCTAATGTTCCACTTAATCAAACTTTTGATGAGTGGACAAAGAATGGGGGAGATTTTAAAGAGGCAATGGCAGAAGGCGTTTTTACTGCAGACGCTCTAAAAATTAGTCTTCAAGCAATGAGTGGGGATCTGTCTGAGCAAACTCTTATGATGAAGGGGTTTTCTCAGCAACAAGCCGCATATATGCTTAATACAGCTAAACTTGGCGTTGGAGCAGCTACCGAGGTTAAAACTTTTACTCAGCTTATTAGTACTATGAAAGAAGCAGTTGGTACCGGCTGGGCAGAATCGTTTAAGATTGTTATAGGTAATTTCGAGGAAGCAAAAGTTCTTTTAACTGGTGTATCTAATGCTTTTGGTGGAGTTATTTCAGAACTTAGCGGAAATAGAAATGCTGATCTTTCTTTCTGGAAAATTATGGGTGGTCGAGAAGGATTAATTCAGTCTGTTAGAAATGTACTTTGGAGTTTATTTGCCGTTGTATCAACGTTTAAGAATGCATTTCGAGACGTATTTCCGTATCGAGTTGGTGAAAATCTTGTTGCCATTACTAATGCTGTCCAGAAATTTACAGCAGCATTAGTTCCTTCTGGCGAAACGCTTGAGAAATTTAAACGTATATTTGTTGGAATATTCTCAATCTTTTCTATCGCTAAAACCGCCTTTAGTGTGGTGTTCAATATTATTGGAAATCTATTAAACCTCTTTGGTAAATTTTCTGGTCCGGGAACTGGTGGGTTCTTAGGCGTTCTTGCTTCACTTGCAGACGGAATAGCTAAGTTAGCTGTTTGGATGAAAACTGGTGGAGAGGCGATTAATAAGTTTGTTGATGAACATCTTGGCGGATTTGCAGATAAATTAAACGATATTGATTTTGCAAATTTCATTAATGATTTTAAACTTGGTCTAGATGTTATCTGGGAATTTATTAATCGTTTTATAGATTTTGCTGGAGTATTCCATACAATCCAAGACACCATTCAAAATTTCTGGAATTTCATCAATTCTAAAATTGATTTTTCTGGACTATTTGAAGATGCTCTTAATAGTCTTGAAGTATTTAAAGATAAAGCGAGTGCATTCTTTAAAGGTCTTGGTGGAGAATCTCCAGGAGACTTTATTGATGGATTCGTAAATGGAATCAAACAATTCTCAAAGGATGCATTCGAAAAAATCAAAGAATTTGGTTCTAAGATTTTAGAGATTCTTAAGAACGTTCTTGGAATTCATTCTCCTTCTACGGAGATGTTTGATATCGGTAAAAACTTGATTCTTGGCCTTATTCAAGGAATTCGAGAAGGAATTCCAAAGATATTTCAAGGAATGAAAGATCTTGGGATTGCCATTGTCAAGGGAATTGCAAATATCGATTTTAGTAAAGTTGGCGAGGGAATTAAATTTGGTTTGATTACTGGATTTATAACTTCGGTAATTCTTCTCGTTAGGAGAATTTCTGATGCTTTTGGTGGATTAAGAAAAGCGTTTGAAGGTCTTGCTGATCTTAAACTTCCATTTGCTGATAATCGTTCTGGATTTGAACACTTTGCTGATGCAGTCAAATCGATTGCAAAAGCTCTTGTAATTCTTGCTGTTGGTTTATTTATATTTTCTAAGATTGATCCAGAAAGATTAGGTCCGGCTCTATCTTCCGTCGCCATTGGTCTTGGAGTACTTGGACTTGCTCTTGTGGGTCTTAATCAAGCAATTGGTGGTCAAGAGGATGCTAACAAAATTACTGTGATTGCAGCTGCGCTTCTTATTTTAGGTGGCGCGTTAATTGCTATGAGTGCTGCAATGAAAATTCTTTCAACAATTGATTCAGAAAGATTAGGAAATGGAATTCTAGCTATTTCTGGTCTTTTGGTTGCTGTAGGTATTTTTGTTAGATTATTACCGCAAGATAAAAAGAAACTTGGAGCCGATGGTTCTATAGAAGACGCCGCAACTAATTTCATAAAAATTGGTTTGGCATTAATCTTATTTGCTCATGGTTTGAAAACTATGGCTAAGATTGTAAAAGTCTTCGGGGAGATGGACCCGGATAAAATGAAGCAGGGTTTATTTGGTCTAGCTGTGGCAATGGGTATTATTTTAGTTGCTATGAATGCTTTACCAAACGACATGGGTGAAAAGGCTAAGGGTCTTCTCATTATCGCTGGGGCTATTTGGATCTTGAGTAAGGCGATCGAGATTCTCGGTGGTCTTCCGTTCGAGACAGCTAAACAAGGACTTGCTTCGTTCGCACTTATCATTAGTCTTCTGGCTATTGCTCTGCTTGCGATTCCGCCAACGGTTGGTGAAGCAGCAGCGGCTGTTCTGGCTGTTGCCGGAGCCATGTTGGTGTTCCTCTATGTTGTGCAGAAGTTCGGTGAAATGGATTTCAACGTCCTCGTTCAAGGCATGATTTCAATCGCCTTGATGCTTGGGGCACTTGTAATCGCGTCGAATCTTATGCGAGGTACGTCAGAAGCCGCGGCAGCAATTGTTTTGATTGCGTTAGCGCTTATTCCTTTGGCTCATGTTATAAAGATGTTATCAGAAATTGGATTCGGATCAGTAATTTTAGCCATCATTGGTTTAGCTTTAGCACTTGTTGTATTGGGTGCTGTGGCTTGGGCCGGAATTGCTACTGGGGCAACATTTGCACTTATGGCTTTGGCTGTAGCACTCATTCTCTTTGGTGAAGCCGCGCTTTTGTTTGGTGTCGGAGCCGTAGCAATGGGTTTCGGAATCGGTTTGCTCGTGGTTGCTTTATCTAAGTTTATAGATCTTGGAAGTAAAGCAGTTAAATTCTTTCGAGATGATCTCCCAACGGTTATGATGGGAATCGGTAAAGGGTTTGCTGCGTTCATTCAAGGGTTTGTTGATCAGGTTCCAATGCTTCTTGTTAGTTTTCAGTTAGCCTTTTTAGAGGTTCTTAAAACTGCTGGAACTTTAATTCCTGCTTTTACAGGATTCATTGGAGATCTTATCATTGGAATTTTGTCTAAGATCGACGAAAAACTTCCAGAAATTCAAGAAAAAGGGTTAAGTATTTTCAATAAACTTATTGATGGACTTAATCAAAACATCGACGCTATTACTGGTTCGGTTGTAAGTATTTTTGTTAAATTTTTGACGGCTATTAGCGAACGACTGGATATTATTACTCTTGCTGGTATCGTTTTCCTAGCAAGATTCATCAGTGGAATCGCTGATAACATTCATCTTATGGAAGAGCCGGTTAATAAGCTTATCTCCGAGTTTGTTAAACTCATTGGCGGAGCTTGGCTTTCTCTTCTGATTGCAGGAATTGGATTTATTGCAGATTTTATCGACGGAGTACTTGGTGCCATTCCCGGATTTGTAAATAAAGTTGTCGGGGCGCTTATTGATTTGATGAATGGTGTTGCTGATGTCATTCGAGCGAATGATGAAGAATTCGGCAAGGCCATGGGCAATATTGCAGAAGCAATTCTGGAAGGACTTATTACTGGTCTTTGGAATGCTGAAGCAGAATTCTCCAAGAAATTAATTGATTTCGTTAAAACTGCCGTGGTTCAGCCATTCAAAGATGCACTTGGCATTAAATCTCCATCTAAGATTACTGCAGAAATGGGCGGCTATTTAGCGCAAGGTTTTGCTGTTGGTCTTAACGAAGATACAACTGCCGAGAAGGCCGCTGGAATTTTTGCCAATAATATCATCACTCAAATGAATTCAAGTCTTTCTCAGGTAGCTTCTATGGCAACTGAGATGGATGAATTTAACCCAACGATTACTCCGGTTCTAGATTTAGAAGAAGTTCAGAAGGGCGCCAATAAACTTAGCGGTCTTCTTGCTTCTCCTACATTAGATACTTCTTTTACATCTGATCAAGCCGCGTCTCTTGCTGCGGTTCAAAAGGCCGTAGAAGAAGTCTCTCCAGATAGTCAACATGGGAGTCCATCTCAAGGACCGGTGTTCAATCAAACAATTCATGCGCCTACTCCGCTTGATGCGGAAGCAATTTATCGTAACACTAAATCTCAATTTGCATTTGCGCAGGAGGAACTTTCTGTATGAATATAACCGAAATCCAACTGTGCTCTCCTGGCCCGAACTATACCAGTATTATGTTTACTACTGATACGTTCGAGAATGACTATATCACTCATGCCGTTCTCCCAGTTAAGAACGTTAATCCAAACGCGCCATATGTTCTTAAAAATGCAACGGGATTAGATGCGGAAGAAATTGTTAGGACATACAACGATGGTCCACAGTTCTTTAGGGTGAAACCAAAGGAACGTCTTGTTGCTCTCCAGATCAAACTTAATCCTGATTATTCTGGTGGATCAACAATCGGAGACCTTCGCGACTCGATTTACAAATCTATTTCGATTAATACTCTCGGTAGTCAGCAATCTGTATATGGAGACAGACTTCCGAATAAGTATTTAGAAATTCGATTTTTGGATGGGGATCATCACATTGCAAGTTTATTTGGCGTCGTTCAGAAATTAGAGGCTAACCTATTTTCTGATCAACCGGATTTAGTCCTTCATATTGGATGTGATGATCCCTTTTTGCGGTCAACTATTCGTCATCATGGAAATGACAATATCAATAACGATTTTACTGGATCTCATACTAATGCTGGTGTTTCTAGAAACGTTGATGCTCGTTTCACTTATAATGATGAATTATCAACCGCGCCGCATGGGTTTGTATTTCATGCAACCTGTATTACAGAGCCTCCTCATGAAGAAGGATTTCCTTCGGACGTTTTTGTTTGGGATGAACGAGATTTAGAGCATTATTTCTTTGCTTTTACTTTTTCATTTCAAGTTGGAGATAAGTTATATTTTAATAGTAACGAAAGCGACAGAAATCTTTTTGTTGTTCGAGCATATGAAGGTGAAGAATACTTTTATGGTCTTATGACTTCTATTTATTGGGGAAGTGTTTGGCCTTTGTTATATCCTGGAGATAATGCCTTCCAGATTTCTGAAGGGTTTCAATTTTCTGGCATATCACATGCGCCTACTTACTGGGGGGTTTAATAATGGACGTGTTTGTAATTAATCGTGATGACATGTCAGCCAATTATGACTCCAATATTGTAAGTTATGATAGTTTAACCTGGGTAGAGAGATATAATAAACCTGGCGAATTTACTATGATTGGTAATCCCGTTCCACTTCAAGGGCAACTTCCTCCCGGAACTTGGATTTCACATTCCTTGTCAGCAACGGTAATGGTTGTTGAAGATCATATTATTAAAGAATCTAAACTTCATATTACAGGTCGCACTCTTGATGCATTTATTATGGATCGTAGAGTTGTAAAAAATATTGAAGCTACTTGGGATGAAAATGATATTTCAACTGATGATATCCGAGTAGATACTGGGTACGAAACTTCGTGGTGGACGGTTAAAAAACTTCTTGATGATGCGCTTATAAATAGTGATGTTGCATCAGAAAATGTGCCCAATCTATATACTTTTATAGATTCGGAATTGAATGTATACACAGAATCGAATATAACTCAAGACGTACCTAAAAAGGGTGCCCCTCTTTCTGATGCGGTTTATGATATTCTTTTGGCGAATGACACCGGGTTAAGAATTGAACGCCCGTGGGCTTCACGGCATAATTATTCAGTTATTATTGAGGGCGAACCAGCGGTTATTCCAAATGATTCTTTGGCTTTCGTCATTCATCAAGGTGTAGATTTAACAGATGATTTCAGTATGTTATTTAGTTGGAATGATGGAGATTTAATGGATCCACGATATTTGTGGAGCATTAAAGATCTTAGAGATTCTTATTATGTACATTCGTATGAATATACTAAAAAATATCATTCTAGCAAAACGGGATGGGATTGTTCTGTAGCGTCTATTGATGCAGAAGATTATGATCCATCTACTGCTGAAGATATATATGAAATAACTCAGATACTAAAAGCTCGCGGACTTAATCACATTAATAGGACTAGTGGAAATCAAATATTAGTAGACGCAAAAGTTACTAAAACGGCAACTCCTAAATTTGGAATCGACTATGCTCTTGGCGATCTAGTTCCTGTATTGGCTCAATACGGAGTATCACAAACGATGCGGGTCGTTGAATATGCAATGATTTCTGATAAAAACGGTCATCATTTCATTCCTACTCTGGCGAATAATTATAATACTTCCTATTATTCTCCGCCAGTATAACTCTTACGCACCTCAATGCAGAAAGGGGTCATATTTTGATGACTGACTCATCTGAAGATAATGATGATGTCTTCGTTGAGCGCCGTCGCCGTCAAGAGCGCCGTAGTCCAAAGCGCCGTGTTACTGATCTTGAATGGGTACGATGGCGTGACCGAACAAGAGATGCTTGTTTTTTGATTCTTGGTTTAGCTGGAACCGCTAATCAATTGTTCTTTGCTACTCCACCCAATCCAGTACTATACCCAATCCTAGCGGCTTTGCTGGGGCTTCCGTTTGCTTTGGCTCTTGATGAGCGAAGGAGGAAGTCTAATGAGGACGAACGCCCCCAATGATGAACCACCTTCTCATGGGCCGGTTTACCAAGTGGTGTCGGGAAATAAGTGGTTATTGATCCTAACTCTAACATCATCAATAACTACTCTAGTACTTCAGATTTGGCAAATTGTGAAAGGTTAAAATGATAGTACTTGCCAAGGTTAGCCGGAAGTATTTGTATACGTTTTGGATGGGAATTTTAACCATCGGTCTATGTACCGCATTATTTGGGATTCAAAAGAATTCAAATGATGATTATGCTCATGCACGACGACAAACTGAATTGCAAGGGATTGCTTTTTGTCATGCACTGGCTGATAGCAATCAGGCGGTTCTTGATTTACTTAGTATTCTAACTCTTCCTTCGCCAATTAGAGATGACATGACGGCATCTCAGAAGGAAACGTTACAAATTGCTAATCGGCGTAAACTTGCATATCAACAAATCTCACATACTCTGTTTGGCCCCCCTCAATGCCCAGACGAGTATAAGGCAACGTCACACCAAAAAGAATTGCTGCCATTGGCAGAAGGAGAACCATCATGAATGAAGATAACAAAGGAATCAAGCATTTTATTAAAGTTTGGTCACAGGCAGGTGCTACTTTGGTAGCGGCGGTTATTGCTATGGCCATTGGGTTTGAGTGGGTCGATTGGACTCCTCAGCAAATCGCTCTCATCATGGGCGTTTATGCGGCGGCTATGATTCTTCTTCGTCAGATGTTCTCTATCACGGATGATATTCCCGTCGGCGGTGAGATCAACGTGACAATGAAAGAAGATGGTACTAAGCTTTATAGTCTGGATGTCAACGGCGACCCAGAGCAGATTGATCAGTTATCTAAGGTCATCTTCAAGGTAAATCCACTCAACACTTGAGGCGATGGAACGATCGCAAGTAAAACAGGCCCTATAATGAAAGAGTCAAAGAAGGGACTGTGAATGAGCTGGATGCCATTCAAGAAGGAACCCACCGACCTGGAGACAGCCATCAAGGATGTTCATGCGCGTATGCGTGAGATCGGTCCGGGTGAAGAGGAATATCGAAAACTGATAGTATTCTTGGATCGACTAGAAGCGATGAAGACGGGAGACCGCCAAAATCGAATCAGTCGAGACACGATGCTGCAAGTTGCAGGTAGTCTCCTCGGAATCCTGATCATTGTCGCGTACGAACGTGAACATGTGATGGCGTCGAAAGCGTTGGGTTTCGTCTGGAAGAAGAAAGCCTGACATAACCAACAACGACGAATCAAGCATAGGGGCTGTGTAGAAATACATGGCCTCTATGCTTCGTCATTCTAACAAGGGCTAACCTTTTTCTGAAATGTCAAAATGGGAGTTCATCGCAAGAAAATGAACAACCACGCAAGCTATTTTGGAAAAAGTAAACTTAAAAGGCTCTGACCCAAATAATCTGGGTTAATCCTTTTTCAAAAATTCCGCGGGGGGATTTTCTGTAAAACAATTCGCAGAAATAACTACTCGTATAATAGAAACCATTCGCTAATAAAAGGAGTAACAGAGATGTTCAACCGCAATCAGCGTTCGCAGATCTCTGCACTGAAGAGCTTGAAGTTCGGAATCCTACTCGTAATCACTTACGTGTTGATTCTGATGTTCATCCGTTCAGTGGAGGTCGCTGCGAAGCGCAGTTGGAGGATGTTCAGCTGGTCAGCCAAGAAGCTGGCGTAGTGGAATCTAGGTGATAGCCCTGTCGATAGACAAGGACTATCATCTTCCTCGCAGGTAAAACATCTACTATAATAGAAACTAACCTAAGGAGCAAATAATGAATCGAAAGATTTATCGAGCACAGGTGGAGAGTGAAGAAGGATACTACGATGTAACGACTTACGCGGCTCTGGGAATTCCCATTGAGACGAAGTCGTTTACCCTCGTGGTTGACATCATGACATTTCTCTATGAGTGCTTGGATAAGAACCCAAGATTCACATCTAACTGGATGTTATAATATAAAGACCTCTGAACCCACACGGGTTTAAGTCTTTCTTCATATATTTAAGGAGTTCTAATGGCCTTTTTCAAAGGTAAAGCAGTCCAGATAACTATGGTCGATCCGAGTCCCGCAGACGGCAATACAGAGCCCTCTCAGCGGCTTGTGGAGCTACCTCCTGAGACAATCGAGAAGGTTGGTCAGGTTGCTCGAGAACTTGTTCAAGATGTGGGAAAGATTGTTCTCGTGTGGGTCGCAGCAGATACCGCCCGTAAAGTTATTGTTGAACTTGCAAAGAAGTAAGCATGAATAACAGTCGAGTTAGTCAAGAATCAAAACGACTGATTATTAAATGTCCAGTTTGTGGACAACGCGGATCAGTCAAAACTATGAAGCAAGCAAAATTCTGGAAACAGAACCACGAAATTATTTGCAAATTTGCTCGCAAGAAAAACTAGCGCTATAGTGAGAAGAAGGCAAGACACGAATGTGTAGGTGAAATACCTACCTGCCTGGCGCGACAAGAAAGTCGCTAAGTATAGTTTTCGTTGGACTATACGCCCCAGCTTCTCATTTTTATTTCCAACTTAGGAGTTATAATGCTAAAAGGATGCAAACGCCTGATATGGATATTTATTCTTACGCTTCTGCTATGGTTCTGTTTTGGAATGTTGTTCCGTTTTGGAATGTGGATAGTTATTTCAATCTTGGAGGCCATAAGTGTTAGGTGAAGCAGCCAAAGAACTTCTGGATGTTATTGCATATCTTGGTGGAATCATGTCTTTTATATTTCTGATTCTTTATGTCTGGGCCAATTGGTCTGATTGGATGTCAGACGATGAGGATGAAGAAGAGGAAGAGGATTATCGATGATGAATATTGAAGGGTTATATTACGGAGTAAAGACTGCGTTTAAGCATAATGCTCCTGCAATTCTTACAGGTCTTGGCGTAAGTGGAACTATTACCACCGCGGTACTTACGGCCAGGGCGACGTGGAAGGCTTCTAACCGCTTGAGTGAAGGCCCGCCGATCGAACAACTCTCAAAGAAGGAGATCATCCGTGAATGCTGGGATCTCTATATTCCTGCGACCATCGCGGGAACAGTTACTGTCGGTTGCATCCTCGGAGCAAATCACGTCAGCACAAAAAGAGCGGCTGCTATGGCATCTCTACTGGCAGTTTCTGAACGAACGATAACTGATTATCGAGAGAAGGTTATTGAGCAAATCGGAGAAAAGAAAGAAAAAAATCTTCGCGATGAAATTGTTCAGGAACGAATTCAGAAAACGCCAGTGTCTGAAGTTGTAGTTGTTGGTGAGGGAGTCGTTCTATATATGGAAGGGTTTACCGGTAGGCATTTCGCCTGCAACAACTCTGTCCTAGATTCTGCGGTCAATAAGATCAATCACAAAGCACAACGCGAAGGTTATGCAACGCTAGGTGACTTTTACTTTGAAGTAGGCTTGCCTCAAACCAGTAATTCTGGGCAAGTTGGTTGGCATTCTGATAATCTACTTGAACTTCGTCGCGTTGCTGAAATCTCTCCTGATGGTCGACCCTGTATCTCAATTGATTATAATTACGTGGATCCCCTTTAGACCTCGCAGAAAAAACACGGTCTATAGTAGGAAGATCCATTCCCCTAGAAGGAGATGATAATGGACGAGTTCGAGACCACCGATGTGGACTTTGATACCGAAGAGAGCGCCGACAGCAGTAAGGTCGCGATCATCGCCCTGGCAGGCACCGTATTGGTGGCAGCCGGGACGTTGGCCGTGGTCAAGTACCGCAACTGGCGTGCTCAGAAGGCGATCGAAGCCCCCGCGGAGACCCCCGAACTTCCCGGAGCAACCGCTTCGGAGGAGTGATTAACCCATAGAGGAATCCTCTGAAGGCTCAAATGAGAGCCCGACGAGGACTTCCTCTTTCTAAAATTTTATTGGAGGCTCGGTGTTAATTGGATTTACGGGCTATGCCCAATCAGGAAAAACTACTTGTGCTGAATATTTGACTGAAACGTTTGGGTTTAAACAAGTAGGATTTGCTGACAAACTTCGCGAATATGTTGAGCAAGTAAATCCTATCATTCAATTTGGATACGATCCACGAAATGGTTTGTGGGGTTTGAAATATAACGAAGCTCTTCGTCGATATGGATACGAAGAAGCTAAACGGGTGAAGCCCGGATTTCGTAAGGCGTTGATCGACTTTGGTAATGGTGCACGCGATATTTTTGGGGAAGACTTTTGGGTCGATCAACTTTGGAAGACGTTTCAAGTTAACGAGGATTATGCCTTTCAAGACGTTCGTTTCCTTAGTGAAGCCAAACGAATTCAGAAATATGGAGATGGGATTATAATTCGAATTAATCGCCCGTCGGTTGGACGAGGAAGCAATGATGTCTCAGAAACTGAGATGGAACAAATTAATGCTGATTATACGATAGAGAATAATCTATCAAAAGATATTCTTCTTCAAAACGTTCATTACTACGTATCGAAACATGTGAGGCTATAAATCATGCTTAAGAAGGAAATGACTTACGAGGATTACGATGGTAAGAGCGTTACTGAAACGCTTTATTTCCATCTCTCTAAGCCAGAATTGATTGAACTCGAGCTGTCATATCCTGAAGGAATTGAGGCGGCACTTAAGAAGATGGTAGAAGAAGAGAATCGATCTTCCATTCTTGCTTTCTTTAAAAAGATTGTTTTACTTGCTTATGGTGTTCGAGCAGAAGAGGGTAAGCGGTTCATCAAGAGCGAAGAGGTCTCTCTCGCATTCTCTCAGACTAATGCCTATAATGAGCTTTATATGCTTTTCTTTACTGATAGCGACGAAGCAATTAAGTTCCTCAAGGGAATTCTTCCTAATGATCTTTCAGAGCAAGTTAATGAGGAAGATCTTAAGCAGCGAATGATTGCTGTCGGAAAGAGCTCTGTCGCAGAGGAAGTTATTGATCCTACGACTCTTACTACGGCAGAAATTGCTGAACGTAATCGTAAAGCTGAGGAAGCTGCGGCGCAGGATTAACTGACGCTAATATGAGAGAAAAGAAGAACCCCTTGAGTGACGAAGTTCAAAAGAAGCTTCCACGTGATCGTGTGAAGAGCGTTACTGGTTGGGTTGTTGGAACGAGTATTGGATTCGTAGTTTCTGAAATTGTTGAGAATAATGTATCAACTGACCTAAATAAGCGCCAAACGGCAGCTAAGTGGGTTGGTCGAGCGGCATTGTCCTGGGCAATTCAGACCGCAGTCCAAGACATGATCAATAACCAAATCGATACGTTGGCAGACGCCTATGTGAAAGCAAAGAAAGAACTTGAGGACAAGAGGAAGTCTTCGGACTAATCTCTGGCTTATAATCCCAAACTGGGGTTATAAGTCTTCCCTAACGAAAGGCAACATATAATGGCAGAAATGAAAGACTTCCCTGCTAATTCAAATAAAAAGAAGACGAATGCCCCGGCAAAGGCTGAGAATAAGCCGGAAGTCGAAAAAGTTGTCAAGGGTGAAGTTGTTAAGAAGAAAATCCCAATTGGCAAGAAGTTTTCAATGGTGTTTCTGGGCGGCGAACTGAAGTCTGCTGGTCGATTTATCGCGACTGACGTTCTTCTTCCCGCGCTACGAAATCTAATTGTTGAGATGACTGAGAAGGGAATTGAAAAGGTTGTCTTTGGCGACAATCGGCCTACTCCTCGATCGGGAATGGGCAGTACTAGCCGGATTTCTTACAATCGACCCACAGAACGATATGGTCCTCGTCGAGAAGTAAATATTGGGCATCAGTCTTCGCGACCTCGAACACAAGAGATTGCGGATATTTATTTGGAAACATTAGAAGACGCAGAAATTGTTGTTGAACGGCTTAGTGATCGCATCGAGCAATATGACTTTGTGACCGTGGCCGAATTGTATAAGATGTGCGGGATTCCGCATAATCACGTAGATACGAATTGGGGATGGTCTGATCTTCGTCGTGTCACCATTCGTCAAACACGTCAGGGATATACCCTTGACATGCCCCGTATTGAAGAAGCCTGATTAGGAGGCATCATGAAACTTATTCCTATTAGTGTCAGTCGAAGCATTGGATCTTCGGAACTCTTTCTTCGCCGTAATGCCCCCACGATCATGTTCGCTGGCGGGGTTATGGGCGTTGTAGCCAGCACAGTTATGGCTTGTCGTGCGACACTTAAGCTGTCCGATGAGCTTCCTAAGATGAAGCATAACCTGGAGCAGGCTCGAGAAGATCTTGAGGATGGCGAGGAAAACACAGCTCGTTCTCTTACTCTTGTGTATGTTGATAACGCAGTAAAGGTTGCCAAACTTTATGCTCCAACCGTTGCGGTTGGTTCGTTGGCTATTGGTGCTTTGACTGGTTCTCATGTTACTTTGAATCGTCGTAATGCCGGACTCACTGCTGCTTATGCTGCCGTGTCCAAGGCATATGATGAGTATCGCGCTCGAGTTCGTGATGAACTCGGTGATGAAAAGGAACGAGATATTTATCAAGGCGCGGTTGTTGAGAAGGTTGTTGGAGAAGACGGTAAAAAGACCAAGGTTACTACTATCGATCCCAGTGGAACTTCTCCTTATTCTCGTCTCTATGATGAGTCATCCTATAACTTCCAGAAAGACGCTCAATACAATCTGTGCTTTATCAAGGCTCAGCAGGATTATGCCAACGACCTTCTTCATCGTCGCGGGTTTGTTTTCCTTAACGAGGTCTTAAAGGAACTTGGTTTGGATATGGGTAATGTCGGCGCTCAGGTCGGTTGGGTTGTTGATGGTGATGGAGATGGTTATATCGATTACGGTCTTGATCGATATCTGACTGATCCCACTATTGATCCCAAGGAACCGCGCATCTGGCTTGACTTCAACGTTGATGGTACCATCATCGGGAAAATCAAGGAGTAATTATGAATATGTCATCGATCTTGAGGAAGGAGGTTATCATCCCGGTTTCGGTCGGGTTGGTAGCCTCTGCCGGTGGGTTCGCTGCCGGTTATATTTGGCGAGATCGCAAGGACCAGAACAGTATTGTTATCAACAACTCCCTAGAAGATCACGGAGACGTGGTTAGAGAATATGTCGATGGGGAATGGGTTGATCCTGAGCGCAAACAAGAGAAGGAAGAAAACGACGAAGAGATTGCCGCTCTTCTTCGTGAAGCCACCGCGATTCGTAAGATCGTCGCGAAAGAGAATGTTGAGCGTATCGTTGCTTCAGCTCCACATATTTTTAAGAATAATCCAGAGGAGCCAGGCGTTGTGACTCAGAATATTTTCGATACCCCGGACGTTGAAGATGACTGGGATATGGAAGCAGAGCTTGTTAAGCGATCACCAAATGCTCCGTATGTCATTAGTGTAGATGAATTCATGTCTAATGAATCTGATCTTCCTCAAGAAGAATTGACATATTATAGTGGTGATGATGTCATGGTTGACACTCATGATGTTCCAATTTATGGACACCGGGACATGATGGGGATTCTTAAATTTGGACATGGATCTGGTGATCTAGGCGTTGTTTATATTCGGAATGAAAAGGTTGGTCGAGAGTGGGAGATCTGCTATCACGAGGGGTATTACTCGGTTGAGGTCATGGGCCTTGACTTGGAAGATACCTTTGAGCAGGAAGATCTGAAGCACTCTCAACGACCCCTTAAATTCCGGGGAGACTGACATGAGCGAGCCACTTGAGGTTTTATATTTCAACTGGCTCTGCTCAGAAATTAACGATCCGAGGCAAAGTAGACGTGGGGCCATTTATACAAGGCTTCTAGTACGGCTTCAAGCTTTTGAATTTATCTGGCTTGTATCCGGTGATGATAATAGGTACGAAGACTGTCACGATCTACGCCTCGACTTCCTTTCCAGCAGGTTCTTACCAAGTAATGAACCGTTTGTACATGAGCTTGGATATTCAGTATTGGAGGTTTTGGTCGCTTTTTCTCGTAGAGCGTCTTTCGAAACTGATTTGTCAGGACGAGATTGGTTCTGGCGTATGATTAGTAATCTCGGGTTATATGAGTTCACAGATAATTTATATCCTGGAGATCGTACGGTTGACAGGATTCTGGAACGATTTGTATTTCGTACATATACCCGAAAAGGTCATGGAGGTCTGTTCCCTTTGGAGTATTCAAAGAGAGATCAGAGGAAGGTAGAAATCTGGTACCAGTTCTTCGCATATTTGGATGAGAATAATATAAGCTGAGAGGGGGTCCTATGGATTTCTATCAAATCAGAATTAATGAAAGAAAAGATGGACCCCCAGAGATTTTTCCCGATTGGACTGTGGGTAGATCACAAGATCTAATGGTTCGCGGGAGATCTTTCTATGCTATTTGGGACGAGGCACGAGGTTCTTGGTCTAAGGATGAATATGACGTACAGCGTTTGGTTGATGAAGATCTTCATCGTTATAACGACGCACACGGTCAACAATATGTAGTCAAGAATCTCAAATCATTCAGAAATAAGACATGGACTGAATTCCGAAAGTTCATGATGAATATTAGTGATAATAGTCATCCTCTGGATGAAACATTGGTATTCGCTAATTCTGAGGTAAAGAAAAGTGACTATTCAACGCAATCCCTTTCTTATTCCCTGCTTCCTGGTGATTATTCTGCGTGGGATGAGTTGCTTGGAGTGTTATATTCACCAGAAGAACGAGCGAAGATTGAATGGGCTATCGGAGCCATCGTTGCCGGAGATTCTAAGAACATCCAGAAATTTCTGGTGTTTTACGGACCGGCAGGAAGTGGAAAGTCCACCGTCCTTAATATCATCCATGATTTGTTTAATGGATATGCAGTCACATTCGACGCCAAAGCGTTGGGTAGTGGGAACAATGCCTTTTCGACTGAAGTGTTTCGAGATAATCCGTTGGTTGCTATCCAGCATGATGGTGATTTGTCTCGGATTGATGATAACACTAAGCTTAATTCAATAATTTCTCATGAAGAAATGACCATGAATGAGAAGTATAAGCCTTCATATTCTTCACGAGTGAATGCTTTTCTATTCATGGGCACAAATCAGCCAGTGAGAATTAGTGATGCCAAGTCCGGTATCATTAGACGATTAATTGATGTGCATCCGACGGGAGTAAAGATTGATCCCGATCGATATGAATATCTCATGTCTCAAATTAAATTCGAGCATGGTGCTATTGCGCATCATTGTAAGAAACAATACAAAGACATGGGTAAGAATTATTACAACGCATATCGTCCTGTTGAAATGATGTTACAGACTGACGTATTTTACAATTATGTTGAGTCATATTTTGACATCTTCAAAGCGCAAGATGGCGTTACTTTGAAGCAAGCATATGAGTTGTATAAAGAATTTGGAGTTGATTCGGGGATTGAGAAACTTCTTCCTCGGCATAAATTTCGTGAAGAACTCCGTAATTATTTCAGCACATTTGAAGATAGAGCAGAGATTAATGGGGTGAGAGTGCGCAGTTATTATGGCGGATTCAATCATCTTGCTCCCCCGGCAGCATATGTGTCAGATCCAGAATATACCATTACTTTGGGTGACTTTGAGTCTGCGTTAGATCGAAACTATGAAGATCAACCGGCTCAATATGCTCGTGCTAATGGTAATCCCGCAAATAAATGGGTAAACGTTAACACAACGCTTGAGAATCTGGATACGACAAAGCTGCATTATGTTAAGATTCCTTTGAATCATATTGTCATTGATTTCGATTTAGTCGGTGATGATGGAGAGAAGAATCTTGATCTTAATTTACAAGCTGCTGCACAGTGGCCACCAACTTATACAGAATTAAGTAAAAGCGGAAAGGGAATTCATCTTCATTATATTTACAACGGGGATGTAACAGAATTATCCAGTTTATATTCTGAAGGCATTGAGGTTAAGACCCTTCTTGGGGATGCTTCTTTGCGTCGGAAACTTAGTGAATGTAATAATCTGGATTTTGCTACCATCTCCAGTGGAATCCCAAAGAAAGAGAAGACCATGCTCGATAAGAAGCAGATCTCCACTGAAAAGGGGCTCCGTGAATTAATTGACAAGAACCTCCGTAAGGAGATTCATGCCGGAACTAAGCCCTCTATTGATTTCATCCAGAAGATTTTAGATGATGTTTATGAGCAGGGATTGTCGTATGACCTTCGGGATATGCGAGGAACGATTCTTGCCTTTGCTGCAAACAGCACTAATCAAGCTGACGCGGCGATCAAAACCGTTCAGAAAATGCAGTTTGTTGGAAAGACTGAACTTCAAGACGTCAATCTTCCAGATGATAAACCAATTGCTTTCTTTGACTGTGAGGTATATCCTAATCTGTTTATTGTGTGTTGGAAATATGCGGGAGATACTGACGTTGTTAAAATGATTAATCCAACCGCAGAAGAGATTGAACCTCTGTTCGCTCTTAAATTGGTTGGGTTCTTTAATCGTCAATATGATAACCACATGCTTTGGGCACGATATCTGGGTTATTCAATTGAAGATGTCTTTAATCTCAGCAACGATATCATTGCAAATGATCGTCGCGGGCGTCTTTTCGGAGAAGCATATAATTTATCCTATACGGATATTTATGACTTCTCTTCTAAGAAGCAGTCGTTGAAGAAGTTCCAGATTGAGCTTGGTATCCATCATATGGAAATGGATATTCCTTGGGATCAGCCGGTTCCCGATAACATGATTGACGCGGTTGTAAAATACTGTGTTAATGATGTGTTGGCTACAGAAGCAGTATTCTATGCACGAGAACAAGATTTTGTAGCTCGTCAGATCCTTGCAGAACTGTCTGGTATGAGTGTAAATAATAGTACTCAACA